CGGCTCCAGCCATGTCGACATTGTGCCGGCGACGATCGGCAACTCCGCCCACGAGGCGCTCACTGGCGACGGGATCGTGATCCGCTTCGAGACGCGCGACTACTCGATCTCGCTCAAGGACCGTGCCGCGGTCCCGAAGAAGGGCGACCGGATCCTCGAGACGGACGCTGCCGGCGTGCGTCGCGAGTACGAGGTCTGCATTCCGATCGGCCGGCAGGCCTGCTGGCAGTGGGCCGATAGCTTTCAGCGGCGTCGCCGCATTCACACCCAGCTCGTGGAGTCTGACTGATGCCGTTCTTCGCGATCACGAGCCCATCTTCGGGCAACTCGACGCAGCTCCAGAGCAGGCCCGTATCGGCAACGGCACCGACGACCGACCAGGTTCTGACGTGGAACGGCTCCGCCTGGGTGCCCGCGGCCGGCACGCCCGGACCGGAGGGCCCAAGCGGGACCGACGGCACGCGGCTCTACGCAGGCGAGGGTGCGCCTTCGTCGGGCTTCGGGATCTCTGGCGACTGGTGGCTCGACACGACCGAAGGGGCTCCGCGGCTCTACGGGCCGAAGGCTTCCGGCGCGTGGGGCTCCGGCGTGCCGCTCATGTCGATCGACCTGCCGATCGAGACGAGCGACGTTGACGGGCTCGATGACGCGTTGGACCTCAAGGCCGACCTCGTCGCCGGCAAGGTTCCGTCGGCGCAACTGCCTTCCTACGTCGACGATGTCGAGGAGTACGCCGACTTCGCCGCTCTCCCGGGCACGGGTGAAAGCGGGAAGCTCTACGTCACCCTCGACGATGGGCTCGTCTACCGGTGGACAGGCTCCGTCTACGTTGATGTCGGGACTCCCACGACCGATGCGAGCCTTCTCACGACCGGCGAGCTCGACGATGCCAGGCTGTCTGCGAACGTCATTCTCGAAGGCGATTCGAGGCTGACGAACTCTCGCGCTCCTTCCGGATCGGCCGGCGGGGACCTCACCGGAACGTACCCCAACCCGACGCTCGCAGCGGCCGGTACGGCTGGCACCTACACGAAGGTGACGACCGACGCCAAGGGTCGCGTAACGGCCGGCACAACCCTCGGCATGGATGACCTGCCGCAATCCGCTCAGAACGCCACAAATCTCACCCTTTGGAGCATGTACCGATAATGGCCGCTGCACCCGTATTCGCTGTCACTCCCCGCGTCGGCTCCGCGAACGTCGCGACGGCCGATTCGTCCTACACCTCGCCGAGCAACGTCGGCACCGTTCTGACGGCCGGCGCCAGCGGCACTCGCATCGCCGAGGTGGTGGTCAAGTGTGCCGCCACGTCGGCCGCCGCCCTGATTCGCCTGTGGCTCTACGACGGATCGACTTACCACCTGTTTGACGAGATCACGGTCGCCGCGGCGACTGGCTCGTCGACGGTAGCCCAGACGCGAGTGAGCACCGTTTACTCGAACCTCGTCATCCCGACCGGGTGGAGCCTTCGCGCCACCACGAGCGTGAGCCAAAGCACCAATGTTGTGGCCCTCGGCGCCGATCTGTGAACCGCGGCATCCTGACATCACCGACGCAGTTCGCGGCGATGCCATACCCGCTACTGGGTTCGCCTCGGTCCGTGCCTATGCCGCACCCCATAGCGAGGCCGCCGGGCCCGCTTGATATTCCGGGGTTGGGGGCGTGGTTTGAAGCCGGCGACCTATCAACTCTCTCTCAAACGCGCGACGGACGAACGCCGATCATTAGGGACTCAGAACCGGTTGGTTACTGGCAGTGCAAGGTTACCAGGTCGGCATTCACTCAATCTATCGACGCCAATCGGCCGTTGTGGTCTCGGGCCGGGATGAATGGACTTCCATCGCACTTGTTCGATGGCGTCAATGATGCAGTCGCTGCGACGAGCGGCCCGATTCTGAATCTGCTCCGCAATGTGCCTGGTGCCACAGTATTCGTCGCCGTCAAGTTGAATGCGCTTTCAGCGTCACAGAATGTTTTTTACATCACAACGCCTGCCGGCTTGTCGCGTGCTGCTATTGATTACGAAATGTCTGGAAACAGGTGGCGTGCTGGTGGCCGAAGGCTAGATGCCGATTCATTCCAGGGTGCGGCGACCAACGATACCGCAGACACATCACCGGCAGTGCTGGCCGGCGTGTTTGATTACGAGAACTCAGATTTGTTTGTGAGAAAAAATGGCCTACAGATTGCGTCTAGCACGTCATTCCAGACTTCCGGAAGGACTAGCGACACTGCATCGCTGTCCGTCAATAGCGGGAACCCTGGAGCATTCTTGCTTCTAAACGGGAGCCTTTCCGAGATCCTCGTTTGGCCCCGTGTCCTTTCTTCTGGTGAGACCGCGATCATCGAGCGTTACCTGTCGCAGAAGTATTCAATTCGGCTCGCAACATGATTTTCCTCCGATCAACGCCTGAGATCTATGAATCTGCACGTGCAGCCATGGACGTTGCCAGAGGCCTGCCGTCTCGAGGGCAGGTTACGTCGTTCTCTCCGGCCGCAGAAGCACCGACCGATGAGAACGGTCGCGTTTACCTCGCCCTTCGCGACAGCGATCTAGCTGCCACGGGTGCAGGCGACCTGCTGACCCCACTCGTGCAGGCCGGCCATGTCGAGATAGTTGACGAAGCGACCTACAGGACAGCCTTTTCGCTGACCCAGGAGGACTAATGCCAACCACCGCAGCACTTGACGTCCAGATCGCCGAAGCGGTCGCGGCTGGGATCACCGCGGCGACTTACTCGGCCCCCTACGCGAAGATCGCGGCCGTCGCGGAAGACGACCCAGACTACGAGGGTCTCGACATGCTGCAGCTCCAGTGCAGCGTGATCTGCGTCGGGTCGAGCGCGGAGAAACGCACGCATGGCAGCGATACTTTCGATTACCAGGTGGGCGTGATCCTGGCCCGTCACGCACCGAAACAAGCGGACCGAAACGCACTCCGGCTCCTGCGGCAAGAAGTCCTAGACCTGATCCGCTCCGAGCTCATCGAGCTGCCCGCCGAAGTGCGGCCGATTCGATTCGAGACCGGCGACAACTATTCGCAAGATGCCCTCACGGGCCGCAACATCTTCCAGGCCAAGATCATGGCCGAATACAGGGCCTCCCGCGACAAGATTCGTCCTCCCGAAGAGGAGTAGACGATGCCCATCGCGGTCCCGCTCAACGCGCCGAAGCTGGCCGGCTGGGCGCTCAAGCAGGCCGGGATTCCGGTCCATATCAAGACGTCGATGTTCTTCGACCGGGCCCACGTGGTGCAGGCCCTGACGAGGGCAGAACGGCGTTTTCTGTCGCGATCCTCGCTCTTGGTGCGACGCACGGCCGCGAAGTCGATAAAGAAGATGGGTGGAGCCAAGCCGCCGCTCAAGGTCGTCGGCCTCAATTCCGGCCTGAGTCTCTCGCAGATCGCGAGCCTGCCCGGGATGACGACTCAGCGAGCAGGAATCCAGCGAGACAGCCGCGGGCGGTATGCCAAAGGCTCGGGAGCTATGCGGTCCCGTGCCGGTTTCATTACCGAATCCGACCGCCGAAAGGTGATCGAGCGGATCCGCGAAATGCAGGAGCATAAGGCGTCCAGGCCTGGCACTCCGCCGCACACCCACGTTCCCAGCTCATTCATGCTGGGGTTCCGCCGCAACATCTACAACGCGGTGGATATGAACAGCCTTTCTGCGGTCGTCGGTCCGTCGAAGAAGGGTGACGACTACATGATCCCGCATATCCACGAGTTTGGGGATTCGCAGAAGCTCCGGGCGTGGGCTCTGAAGCCGCCACCGTGGAAGAAGAACCCCACGCCCGTCATCAAATGGGTGAGCACGAAGACGCGGATGACGTCGCGATGGCACGACACCGGCGCCACGCGAACCGAGGGCTACCCGAAGCGACCTTTCATGGGACCAGCGCTCGAAAACAGCCGTCCGAAGATCGCGCAGTTCTTCCGCGATGCGTTCCAGTGACGCTGCGCAGCGGCCCGCCGAAACGGCATGGCGGTATACTGATGTTCACTGGCACCAAGTGCCCAAAAGTGAGCCCCGCGGCCGCCAAATCAGGAATCATCCATGCCCAACACGACGCGCAAGTGGTATCTCGGGAAGGACTGTGAGTTCACCTTCTCTGGCGGCATCGCGAACGATGACGTTCGCAACATCACGATCACGGAAGAGCCTGGTGCAACGGCTCGCATGACCGTCCGGGGCAGCGGGGACCACGAGCAAGACGTCGTCGTCCGCACGAAGATCAAGATCGAGGCGGTTGTCGGTGATCACACCTGCGTTCACCGCGGCACTGGCACCGTGACGATGGCTCGCACGCCGGCCGGCCCGACCACGGACGTCTCTGGCGATTACCAGGTCGAGAGCATCAGCGAGCCGCAGGAGCTCGACGATGGCATCTTCTGGACGATCTCGCTCATCCGCACGATCCTCCCGTACACAGCGCCCTGATCCTCAGTAGGTGGAGAGGGGTGAAGCTTTGCCCGTCGATGACTTTCGGCTCGGGAAGGACTGCGAGTTTCGCGTAGGCGGCGAGCTGCTGCCTGGCGTGCGAGACGTTCGCGTCCGTCGCAAGACGAAAGAGCTCGAGGCCACCGGCTACGCGCACTCGGCCGAATCCACGGTCGTCAGCCACCGCACGTACGAGATCGAGGTGGAGGTTCTGCGGAAGAGCTGCTTCGCGAAGCTCGCCGCGGCTGAGGAAACCGGTGGTATCTGCCAGGTCGCCACGTCGAACGGCTTCCGCGACGTGTCAGGCAACTACACGGTGTGCGAGTCGGAATCTGAGGAGCCGCTCGACGACGGTGTGTTCGGTCGTTTCACCCTCAAGCAATGGATGCACGGGACATGACGCCATTCAAAGACAAGAACGGCACCGAATGGAAATTCGAGATCACGATCGGCGTTCGCCGTCGCGTGAAAGAGGCCACTGGCATCGACTTCTTCGACGTCGTCGCCGGCCAGGGCTTGATCGCGAAGCTGAACGAAGCAGACGCGTTTTGCAGTGTCGCCTGGGTCTTGGTGGAGAAGCAGTGCCATGACGCCGGGATTTCGAATCCGGATGACTTCTTCGACCTTTTCGACGGTCACTCGGCAAAGCAGGCAATCGCCGCGCTGCTCGACGAGATCGCTTTTTTTTTAGAGGCCCTGAACCACCCGCTGGCTTCCGTGTTCGTCGCCGGTCTGCGAAAGGCAAGAGAGGCCGAACCCGCTCTCAGGGAGGCGATGGAGAAGCACATCGCAGCGGTGGAGAAGGAAATCGACTCGGAGCTTATGAGGTTGAGCGACTTTGCTACGAGCTCGCCGGTATTGCTGGCATCGGCGACCCGGAGCCCTGGCCGCTCTACAAGCTCACGTGGTTCGCGGAAGGCCGCCAGAAAGACGAGTGGAGGAGGACGTCGTCGGTCCTAGCTCAGATGTGCGAGCTGCACCGCGACCCCAAGAAGCAGAGCGAGCCATTCGAGCCGAAGGACTTTGACCCGTTTGCGGAAGACGACGAAGCACCAGTGCCACGAAACGACAAATACGCCCACCTTCCTGTACTGCCGGAAGAAGACTTCAAAGCCATGTTCAGGTGACGACTCATGTCAGCAGGTGCAGTCAGAGCCGGCGCGGCATTCGTCGAAATCTTCGCGAAGGACGGGAAGTTCCACCAGGCGATGGCTCGCATGCAGGCCCGCATGAATCGCATGGGGGCGTCCATGCAGAACGTCGGCCGCAATCTCGCCATGGGCGCGGCGATGTTCGGTGCGCCGATGGTCTTGGCGGTCCGCCAGTTCATGGCCTTCGATGACGTCATGCGAGCCACCCAAGCATCGGTGGGCCTCACCGCAGACGAGCTGAAACGAGTCCGCGAGGCAGCTTTGGGCCTCTCGAAAGAGCTCGGAATCGACCCGACGCAAGTCGCCGAGGGCCTGATGGAGCTCATGAAGGCCGGCATGTCGATGGAGGATGCTCTTGGCGGGGCCGGAAAGGCTGCGATCCAGTTTTCGAAAGTTGCTGGCATGCCAGTAGCCGAGACGGCCGTAGTGATGGCCGACGCCATGAAGAACTTCGGAGAGAGTGCCGAGCAGACTGCCAGCACGCTGTCCGCGGCGGCGGACTCGAGTAGCACGGACCTTCACGGGATGACGTTGGCGTTTTCGCAGGTCGCGGCGATGGCGGCCCAGACGAACCAGTCGCTCGGGGATACATCCGCTGCTCTGGCGATCCTCGCCAACGCTGGTGTCAAGGGATCGGACGCTGGCACGTCGCTCAAGACGATGCTCCTGAGGCTTATGGCGCCTGTGGACGAAGCGGCCGAAGCGCTCGACAGGATTGGCCTGTCGACGAATTCATTCCGCGGCGCCGATCAGAAGATGCTTCCGATGGTGCAGATCATCGGCAAGCTCAATGCGGCAATGGCGGGCATGGGGCAGGCGGCCAAGGACGACGTTTTCCGGAAGGTATTCGGCCAGGATGCCATCCGCGCTGCCGCAATCCTCACGACTGCTGGTGTGGAAGGTTTCTCTTCGATGCGGCAGAGCATGGACCAGGCCCTACCCGTCGGCCAGAAGTTCATGGTCATGATGGACGGTCTCTCGGGCTCGCTCCAAAAGATGTGGGCTTCCGTAAGTCGAGCCGCCATCGCGTTCGGGGATGTCATGGCCCCATCGATCAAGATTGCGGCCACAGCGATGCAATGGGCCGGCGATATCTTGGGCCAAATTATCGCCCAGTTTCCGGTACTGACGCAGATTGTTGGTGGAGCGACCGGCGGCGTCTTTGCGCTCGGCGTCGCCGCGATCGCGGGCGGTTTCGCGATGAAGTTTCTCGCGGCGGGGATCGGTCTTCTGAAGAACGCCATGGTGGTGATCCCGGCGCTCTTCACGCCTGTCGGCCTGGCGATCATGGGGGTGTCTGCGGGGATTGCCGGTGCAATCTTCTTGGGCCGCCAGATGTCGCCAGAGTTCAAGAAGACGACCGACGCGATTGCGGCCGCTCTCTACAAGCTCGATTTCAAAACGGCCTGGGAGATCATGAACAACGAGGTGGCCATCGCCCTTGTGCGGATGGGTGCGATGTTTGATGAGTTGTGGTGGAAAGTGAAAAACGGCGTACGCAATGCCGCCACGTACGTTGCCGACAAGTCCAAGGAGATGGCCAACAACGCAGTTGGGTGGACTGGCTGGAAGCCTTTCGAGACGCTCGGCGAAGAGGGTCGCCAAGAGTTGGCCGAAAGGAGACGGGCAAGAGCAGAAGATGGCGCCGCGGGATGGAGGGCCACCGAAGAAGAGCTGCTCAACGAACGCCAGCGACTGCGAGACAGGGCGTTCGCCAAGCCAGAGGAAGATGCAAAGGCCAAGGCGTGGCAAGAGGACGACCTTGCGGCAAGGATCCGTGCGGGCCTCGAGCAGGCCAAGACTCAGGTGGATATGGAGGAGAAATTCAAGCAGCCTCCTGTTGAGCAGGCCACCGCCGGCGCCGGCGAAGGCGTGAAGGCGGCAACGCTGTCGGGCTTCTCGAGCAACGTCCAGGGCATCGGACCGCAGCTCGATGCCGCCCAGCAGACGGCGATGGCCACGAAGGAAATGGCCTCGAAGCTCGCGAGCATCGATGCCGGCGTGCAGCAGGCCGCCCGCATTGCCGAGGGGCAGGTCGCGAAGACCCAAATTGACCGGGACATGATGACGACGTCCGAAAAGATGCTCGCGGAAATTAAAGATCAGACGCGCGTTCTCAAGGACCTGATCCGGGAAGTGAAGAACGGAGGCGTTGTGTTCGCATGAGCGTGCCTGACGTCATACCGCTGTTCGACTCTCAGTCTGGCAGCCTCGAGATCGGCGACGACGGTTCCGTTTCCAGGAATGTGAATCTCCGCTGGCTTATCAGCGGCATGACGAGCTACTCGGCGGCAGAGGCCAAGGGTGAGGAGCTCGCACCCCGGCAGATCGGCAGCCATCGCCGCAAGAACCTCAACCTGGACTCGCAAGGCAACGGTTACTATCTCGTCCTGGCGAGCTACCACAACCCTGCCGTGAATGCCGGCAGTGCCGAAGGCGACGGCGGAGAAGAGCCGAAGCCCGCGGCGTTCGAGTTTGACACGACCGGCGGCACCGAGCACATCACGCAGGCCTACAACGGTGCCGACAAGACAACTGCGGCCGGCCCGGGCGGGCAAAAAGGCTACACCGTCGGGCCTGGGGCTGATGGTACGGGAGCCCCGTCCCTGGAAGGGGCAATCAACGTCCAAGGCGACCAAGTCCAAGGCGTCGATGTTCCTGTGCCGGCATTCAGCTTCAACGAGACGTGGCATTTTCCTTCGACGTTCGTTCTCGCCAGCTACATCCGCACGCTTTACCGGATGACGGGGAGGATCAACAGCAAGCCTTGGCGAATCTTCGATCCAGGCGAAGTGAAGTTCCACGGCGCGAGAGGACTGATCACGCAAGGGCAATCGTCAGTCGCGGTCAACTTAAGCTTCACGGCCATACCCAACCGGAAGTTCTTTGTCGGATCCGTCGAGATCACCAAGTACGGCCACGACCACATGTCGGTCCAGTATGAGACAGCCGAGGACAGCAACTCGATCATCAAACGACCGAAGCTTGTCTATATCGAGTGCACCGGGCCGAGCGGTGATTTTGCCGACCTATTGATCGGTAACCCCTTCCCTGCTCTTGGACAACCTGCGGACGCGTTTGCGGGGGCGGCATGAACCCGTTTCGCAAAGTCACCCATGGGCAGAAGGTGAATCGCAGCCTTCACCCTGTAGCCATCAATCGGCTCCTGGGCATGGCCGAAAAGCAAGGCGGAGGCGAATCGACGCTCGGTAGCTTCCCGGCCATGAACCTAGTCGTCATGGCGCAGAACAACACAGGCGAGGTCGTGCCACGGTTCGGCGTGCTCGAGGTCACCGGGATCCTGCCGGAGATCGACGCCGGCACCTTCGGCCAGGGCCTGAGCCAGTTCAAAACGCTGCCGTGCCTTACCGTCGGGCTGCCCTCATCGACACCCAAGAAGCTTGTCATCGCGTCCGAGCCGATCAAGGAAAACGAGTTTGGCGACGTGGTCATCAGCGGCGTTACGCAGTGCAAGATGCACGTGAAGAGCGCCTCCCACGGTTTTGCCAAGGCGATCGAAGGTGAGGCGGGCAAGCTCGAATCGTCGTTCACGGGCCCTGTCGAGATTCTGTGGTCAGAAGGCGTCGGAGACGACAAGTGGGCCCTTGTTCGGATCGGCGGCGAGCCGGACTCGTTCCGGGTCGCTCGCTTCCAGGGTTACTGGGAGTCGGGGCAAACGAAGACGGTGCAGCTCCTCGACGACACAGGAACCCTCGTTTCGCCCACGGTCGAGTTCAACGTCGTGAACTTCGTCGCGGACTTCTCGACGAACGGTCAGTGGCGAAAGCTCGGAGCGTGCCGCTACGGATCAACGTGGGTGATGGTGTGGTTCCAGTGCAACTGAGCGAGCCATGATTCAAGACGGCTATCTCTTCGGCAAGAAGTCGTGTCACTGCCCGGTCTGCACGGACTGCTACTCACCAAATCCCAAGGTCATCGTCACTCTCTCGACGCCAGAGCCAGGGGCCGGGGGCGAGATTGTCCTTGCCGGGCCACCTCCGGAGTGGCTGGCTGATTTTCC